AACGGGTGCGCTTGATACGGACATCGTCGTGGCGACCATCGCGTCCGAACCGACGCAGGCCGCTTATCTGAAAAGCGCAACGATCAGTTCGTCAAACACGCTGGCGTTGGCGCTTTCAGCTGCCAACACGGGGAACGACGCCGTCATTGCCTACACCGTACTGCGGGCCGCGTCCTAATCGGGCGTAGCTCTTTCAAAACTTCATCCCAACATTAAGGAGAACTACACATGGGTGCGACCACGCTCTCAAGCCGTGCCATTATTGGCCGGTATTACCAGCGCCTCGAACAAAATCCTGGCCTGGACTGGATTAACGCTCTGTCCAACTACTTCACGTCTGATCAGGAATCCGAAACCTATAAATGGCTCGGTCAAATTCCTGCGATGCGCGAATGGGTCGGCGGGCGGCAAGCCAAAGGCTTCCGCGAAAACGGCATCACCATCGAAAACAAACATTTCGAGGCGACGCTGGAATTGCTGGTGCGTGAACTGAAACGCGACAAGACCGGACAGGTCATGGTGCGCGTGGATGAACTGGCTGACCGCACGAATGCTCACTGGGCGAAGCTGATTTCCGAACTGGTGGCCAACGGGGAATCCCGCGTCTGCTATGACGGACAGTATTTCTTCGATACTGATCACGCCGAAGGTGACAGTGGCAGCCAAAGCAACCTGTTGACTGTCGATGTCAGCAGCTTGCCAACGGAAGTTCATGGAACGGCAACCGTTCCATCCGTTGAGGAAATGCAGCTGGCGATCCTGCAATGCGTCCAGGCGATGTTCGGGTTTAAAGACGATCAGGGCGAACCCCTGAACGAAAATGCCCGTGAGTTTCTTGTCATGGTTCCGGTCCCGATGTGGCATGTGGCGAAGGCCGCAACCGCCGCCCCGGTGATCACCCACGGCCAGACCAACATCATCCAGGTCATGGATGCGATCTCTCTCAAGGTCGCGCCCAACCCGCGTTTGCCGTGGACTTCCAAGTTCGCCGTGTTCCGCACGGATGGTTCCATCAAGCCGTTCATCCGGCAGGAAGAGGAACCCGTCATGCTCAAGGCTATCGCCGAGGGCAGCGAACTGGAATTCAACGAAGACAAGCATCACTACGGCGTCGATACCTGGCGTAACGTGGGCTTTGGCTTCTGGCAATACGGCTGCCTTGCGAACCTGACGTAAGGGGGCATCCATGACAAGACGCTATGAAATCACCGGGGTCAAAGTTTCCTTTGGCCCCGGAACCGTCTTAGGGCTGACGGATAAGCAAGCGGAAATCCGCCTGCAAAGTCTTAAAAAGATGGGTGGCGACCGTTACACCGTGACGACCGCCGTCGAGTTTAAGCGTGGTGAAGTCGTAAGGCTTGCCGCCGACGTACCGAAAGGTCTGGCAGGGAAAATTGTTCTGATCGACGACGAAAAATCCGGTGAGAACAAAACCCCGCCTCCTGAAAGCTACAGTTTTCGTCACAAAGGGTCAGGCCGCTATGAGATTGTTGATGCCAAGGGTGTCGTCGTCTCGAAGAAGCTTCTGACCAAGGACGAAGCCGACGCCTTCCTTCGCAAACTTAAGGAGGAAGGTGAGCAATGAGCGGGCCGGGTGAAATCGCTGTCGATGGCGTGTTTGCCGCTTTTGGCATCGACGCGGAATTCGTTCCGCAATCCGGCCCGTCTGTGAATGTTCGCGTTGTGTCGAAGCACAAGGATGAAACCATTGGCTTTGACATGACGCGCATTCATTCAACGACACGGATCTTTGAATTGCGGCGCTCTGAAAACATCACGCCACTGGCTGGTGACGGCCTGATTGTGAACGGTGATTCCTACGTCATCCAGGGCGAACCGCAGATCCTTGATACAGACCGTCTTGTTTGGACATTGGACACGAGGCCAGCCTGATCGATGAAGATGATCGCAAAATTCGCAAAATCCCTCGCCAAGGATATGGAGAAGGAATTTGTGACGATCACCGGAGCGATCAAGGCCGGCACGAAAGAAGCCGCCGAAGGTTTAAAGAACGATCTTCGGCAGCAAGTCACCAGCGCAGGCATGGGTAGCAAACTTGCAAATGCGTGGCGGTCCCGTGTTTACGATAACAAAGGCTACAATCCGGCCAGTCTTGTTTATACGCGGGCGCC